CAGAGCTTATTAACGGAGGATATGCTGTAGAATATGATCCAAAAACAAAGAAAGAGATCAAACCAGATTCAGTTAAGCCTAAAAAATGAGCAAGAACGCTGTAACCATAGGACTTAATAAAGCCGAGTTCAGAAAAAGTCTTAAGGTCTTTGATGAGCTCGGCAATCGCATGGACCGCAAGTTCATTACAAGGACTCTGCGAAGGAATGCCAAGCCTATGGAGGCGGAGATGAAAAGAAATGCTCCAACAGCTGACAATGATAACCTGGTTAAAAATATAGGTATCACTACTTCAAAGAAAAAGAATCTTGGAAGAACCGGGGTTAGGGTCGGGGTAGTTAAAGATAAGTCTGAGAATTTAAACGGGTTTTCTGCTCCCGCTCTAGCTTCTGTAATTGAGTATGGTACTGAAGAAAGGTATAGAAAACTTAAGAAAGCCGGTATAATTACGGGTAGAGCTTCAACAGGTTCCGTTGAAGCAAAACCTTTTATAAGAAGGGCTTATGATCGGCATGAGGAAAAGCTTATGGAAGCGGTTATAAATGATATAAACAAGGAGTTCGAAAAGATATGAACGCTGCGATATTTAATATGATCACAAGCCGGCCGGCTGTTTCTGCACTCATTGGAACTAGGTGTTTTCCTAGGGTAGCCGTTAAAGAATCTAACACTTTTCCGCTAATCACTTTTAGAAAGAATGCCACTAATCCTACTCATGCCAAGAACTCTGTTTCCGGATTAGATTTCGTGTTTTATGACTTATACATCTATTCCAGAACACAATTAGAGGCAGATCAAATATCTGCAGCAGTAAGAAGCAGTTTGGATGGTTATTCAGGCACACATGAAGGGGTTAATATAGGATATGTTTATTTCTATGATGAGGATTCCGAACCTTATTTAGAAGATATCGACGCTTATGTAAACAGAATTGAATTAAAACTAGAAATAAAGAGGTAAAAAAATGAAGCTAAATGGACGTGAAATTGTTCTACAAAAAAACGGAACGGTGATTGGAGAAATCGTTTCTCAGTCGCTTAATTATGATCGTAACGAGATCGAAACTTCAAGCAAAGATTCAGGAGAGGATTCTGAATTTATTGGAGGCCGTTCAAATTGGGCGATCGATGTAACATGCAGGCTGGATCCCGCAGATACAGCTGGGCAAGGCGATGTTGAGGCTGACGCTCTAACTCATGCCACAGATACTTATACATTTGGAAAGGAAACGCCAGCCACTGGAGATGTAAGTTATTCCGGAACTGCATTTCCTACCAATGTAAGCGTTCAGGCTGATGATGAAGGAGCTGCTGAGATTAGCTTCACATTAAGAGGCACAGGCGCTCTAACCAGAAGCGTGGCCGTATGATTTTAGATCATAAAATTAATGATAAAAAAATAGCTTTTGTACTCGGAGAGGCTACACTTCGATTATTTGCCCGAAAAAAGCAGATGAATAATATTGGCTTGCAGGAAATCGGAAAGATCATGGAGAGTCTAACCTTAAGCGATATGGATCTGATGTTTTATTGCGGGATAAAAGTCGGTAGTAAGGTTGAAAAGGAAGAATGTGAATTTGATTTGTCTTTTGAAGAGTTCGTGGAATATTTGGATGATAATCCGGATCTGTATCAAGAGCTTAGTAATAAAGCTGAAGAAGATTCACCCACTCCAGTAGAGGAAGAAAGCGAAAAAAAGCCGAAGGGGGAGTAACTCTTGATGATCTAAGAGCTGGTGCTCTTGGTATACTTGGGTTATCTCCTCGACAGCAAAGAGAGCTCTCATTAAGGGAGCTTATAAATGCATTAGATAAAAAGGCTGAGGTAACTTCAGAACTGTTTTATCATACAACTTGGGAGGCTGCTCGGTTTGTAGCTACTTCCATATATAATGTTAACAGCTCTAAGCAAGTGAAGCCTGAACAACTAATAAAATTTCCTTGGGAAAAAGGAATTTTTATTAAAGATAAGAAAGGAATCAGTCAAGGTCAGCTTGACTCAATGATGAGGTTTATAGCAAAATAATGGCAGAACGCCGCGTATCCTTTATAATAGGCTCAAATGCAGCCGCTCTTTATTCTGGTCTCAACAAAGTTCAGAAAAGGATGGAGGGCTGGGCTAACCAAATGCAACGTAAGGGCCAGAGCATGTCTCAGAAGATTACAGCTCCTCTTCTTGGAATAGGAGCTTTTGCTGTTAAAAATGCAGCTGATCTTGAGACCATGACTGTTGGTTTTGAGTCTATGTTAGGTAGTGGTGATAAGGCACTTAATATGATGAAGGACCTTACATCATTCACTGCTAAAACCCCATTTCAGCTTGATGATGTAGGAAGCGCAACAAAATCACTTTTAGCATTTGGTACGCAGGCTGAAGAAACCATTCCAACGCTTAAGTTCTTAGGAGATATCTCTGCCGGCGCCAACGTTCCACTAGGAGAGATGGCTCAGATCTATGGTAAGATACAAACCAAAGGAAAGGCTATGACTGAAGAGCTTTTACAGCTGTCAGAAAGAGGTATTCCAATTATAGATGTGCTTGCTAAAAAGTTTGGAGTCGCAAAAGATGAGGTGTTTGAAATGGCCTCTAGATCTCAAATAGATTTTAATACGGTTAGGGAAGCTTTAAAGGGCTTAACTCAAGAGGGTGGAATTTTTGAAGACCAGATGAAGAAACAATCTGAGACTTTGAAAGGCTTGTTTTCAACCTTAAAAGACAATATTACTCTTTCACTTGGCGAAATTGGTGAATCCTTGGTAAAAACTTTTTCAATTAAGAAGCTAATGTCCGGGGCAATCATTGCAATTGACAAAATGAAGAACAAGTGGATTGCACTATCTGAAGAAACAAAGAAAAGAGTTCTATTGATGGCCGCTCTTTTTGCAGCTTCCGGACCGCTTCTAATTGCTTTTGGTGTTGTAATTAAAGCTGTTGTACTGCTAAGTAAGGTTTTCACCTCAAAATTCTTCATGATTACAGCGCTTTTCGGATCAGTAGTAGTGGCAGGTCAATGGTTTGTTGATAACTGGACCAAGATTAGTCTTGGAATTGAGAACGTTACTATCTCTATCGGATCTGCATTTTATCAAATGGGGCTTTCAATAATGAAAGCTATCAGAGAAGTAATACAGTTCATAATCCGGAAGATTCCTCCAGTGGCTTTGGCTAAGCTTTTTGGCATTGATGTTGATGATTGGGCTACAGAGGTTATTGGTATTGATAGTACCATTGCTAAGATGGAGGCTACAATCAGTAATGGTCAGCAAGCTTTAAAAAAAGGAATCAATAAATACAATGAGATTGATTTCACATCTATTGGAGAAAGCGCTCAAAACGCTCTGAAAAAAATTAAAGAAAGTATAGAACAATTATTTGGTATCAGGTTTGACCAGCTAGGCGCACAGGCTCTTAATTCATGGAACAATTTTGTTGATGGATTGGTAGCTGGCTCAGAGCTAAGTTCAGAAGCGCTTAAAAAAGCAAGAATACTTGAGTTTGGTGAAGGAATCGGTAAGAAAAACTTAAGTCTTGATTTAACTCCGAAGATGGATTTAACTAAAATGTATGTTCAAGTACCGGCCTTTATCGAGAAAACTAAGGAGATGAGTAATGCAATGATGATTGCTACTGATATTGGTAATACGTTCACGAATTCATTTGGTCAAGGGATGGCTAATATAATCGTTCAAGGAGAACGAGTTATTGACGTTTTTAAAAATATTGGTCGACTTTTGGCTTCTTCAGTTATTCAGAAAGGTTTGTCAATTCTTTTAACGGGAGGTTTAGCAGGTGATGGGCTTTTTGGAAGTGGGGGCGGCATTTTAGGTCGCTTATTCTCCGGATTAGGATTCGCAACAGGAGGAATACCCCCTGTTGGAAAAGCATCGATAGTTGGTGAAAGAGGTCCTGAATTATTTATACCTGGTGTAAGAGGAACTATAATTCCAAATCATCAAATAGGAGGCTCCTCAGGCGCAGGAGTAGGAATGCTTTTACCTATATCTATCAACTTAAACGAAAGAGTTCTTTATAACGCTCTTGTTAAGGTTCAGCAAAAGATCAATAAATAATGTCTTATGGTTCTTACCGACATATTATCCATCAAGCTCTTTCAGGGGATACAACGGATACTTTTCGTTTCGAAATTCAAAAAAAGGATTTTTTAGGTTCTTCTGTTGAATGGAAGGGAAGCGCTGAGCGTGGTGTCTTTTCTCATCATTGGGATGAAATTGATCCAGACGACATATACAGCAACCCTGTTCAGAAATCTGAACTAGAGTTACACTGTATTATTCAGAACAGCTCTGATTTTAGTGTGTTAGAAGAGATATTTGGCGCTGATGAAGATGAATTTAGGATGGTAAAAAAAATCAATGGTGTTCAGGTTTGGGAAGGAAAGGTTATTCCTGGGTTATTGAGACATCAAGAAAGAAACTACCCTCTAGTCATGAGCGCTGTAGCAAAAGATTTAAGTTTTCTAAAAGGAGAAGATTTTCCTTTAGAAGATAACAGAGAGACTGTCATTACTACTTTATCGCAGCTTCTCCCTTATGAAATGCCAATTCACACTTATACATCTTGGCAAACAGTTGATATGGCAGTTACAGACGACTTTCTTAATGAGCTGTATCATGATACTATAGTTTTTAGAACTATTGATGGTTCTTCATCACTTTCGGAAGAGCCCTGGAGTAAATTTGAAGTAATAGAGGCTATTGCTAAAGCAGGAAAGCTGATAATAATTCAGGGTTCAGGCCGGTGGAATATATATCAGCTATCAGCGCTGGGAGATCCTACCAGTGTAAGAGAATTTATATACAATTCAGCCGGGGTTCTTCAGTCCAATTCACTAGTTGATATCACTACGGATGTAGATCGGCAATCTTTATACATCTTACCTTCTTCTGTGAATGAATATAAAGAGGCTTTAAAAGAAAGCAGGTTTGTTTTTAAACATCAATCCGGGTCTTCTGAGGTTGAGTTCAAAAAAATACCTGGTACGGTATATCCCGGGGGAGCTGTTGATACTGTAGATGATGAGTATTACTTAGCATCACAACCCTTTACAGGTAATGGAGATGAAAAACTTAAGTTCAATGGCAGGATTGATCAGAATGTTAATTCAACTTCTGGACAAGATTCCTTTATATCTATTACTATTGGCGACTACTTTCTTAATGATAACAGCGTTTGGAAAAATGAATATACTGGTTTAATTGAAGGGCGTGCTGATGAGTTAGATATAAACACAACAACAGGCGAGATACAGTTTTTCGTAGACGTTTTTGGTGATTCTTTTGAAAACAATAAACCAGTTAGATTAACTACATCTGGTAGCATTCCGGACGGATTTCAAGAGTTCAAAACATATTATATAGTAGAATTAACAGACGGACCTACTTCAGACCAGAAAAAGTTCAAACTCTCATTAACCCCGAACGGATCCGCAGTAATTCCTGAGGATGATGGAGTAGGTACTTTATATTGTCATCTCATCCAAATCGATATCGATCTTTTCATCTCCTCTGGGGTTTCAACAGGAAATATTATTG